CCGGAGGGCCTATTGCATAGTTTATCTCATTTGCTTTTACATTGCAAAATTTTCGATCTTGAGTTTAATGCTCTATGATTTCGACGTCAGCACTACAGGCTGGCAAATTTGCCCTATTTCTAGGGCTGCTAATCACATGTCAGTGGAACAACGTCGTTCTGCTGGCTGGGTTGTGCAGGGGATGGTTGTGCCGAAACGCGGCAACCGCCCTCTGTGTAATGGATGGCCGGGAGCTTTCCGTGTGTGGAGAATCACACGCGATGGTTCCAAATTTGTTGGTTTCTTGGCTTTGGACGTTGACTCGTGGAGTCGCGCTCTTGAGAGATATGTGGAGGCAACACCTGAGGGCGCAAGCTCTCAAATTTATAAACAATTGTTGGTCAGCAATGACCACTTTACAAAATACTTCTCTTACGGTCCAGGGGCTTGCCCTTGCAATATTATATTTGGTCATCTTTCATTCCAGAATGGTGAAGACGGTTCTTCTCGGCATCTCGTGGCCGGTTCGGTTTTTAATCGAGCTAGTGGCGAGATGCTGTTGGAACATCATTAAGGCGGTTTGGTCACTGGTAACTCTTCCATACCAACTCCTCAAGAAATTTGTTCTATGGACGGTCTCAACTACAACGGCAACGATTGAATGGTTCAGGTCTAGGCCCGAGATGATGACCGCGTGGATGCGTGGCCAGTTGGCAACAACGATCACCTTGGAAAACGGAAATACGGTAAAGGTCAGTCTTTCAGACAAGCTTGATGAAATAATCAAGATTCTAAGAATGCCCTCTAGTAACGCTATCAATCTTGAAGCGAAACAATCCGGTTCCGAATTCATCAAGGCATCAGCGTGGCCTAAAGGCCTCGTAATTGTGCGGGATTCACTCGGTTCGGCAAAGGGCATGGGTTTCCTGTGTCTTATTAAGGGAAAACACTGCGTAGTTACGGCAGCACATGTCGCAATGCTATGCAAACACGGAATGATTTTGTCGGCTGGACTTGAAAACAAACATGTTCAGATCAGCAAAGACGCATCGGCGGTCATTCACGGATCTATGGACGCTGTGGCGATACAGGTTCCAGTCAACACGGCTGGTTTACTTGGTGTCGGCAAGGCGAAGATTGCTCGCACACCAGCGACAGCTTTGCCCATCACGGTCTATGGTTATGTGAAAGGCGAATTTGTGTCGGCGCTGGGCCTCATGGGCTCCAGCTTTTCAAAATTTAGGTTTAAACATTCGGTTTCAACGGTGGCTGGGTTCTCAGGAACACCCATCTATCGCGACGGAATGGTCACTGGCATTCACTTGTCCTCAAACGGGATCGGAGAAAATTTCGCGTTGTCCTTGGACTTTATTGCTCATCAACTTGAGCGTAATGACTATGACGGTAAACGTCACTTGTGGGAACAAGAGGAATACGACGACGATGATTCAGTGTTCGGAAACAGGTCGGAAGACGAACGGGACCAAATTGACTACTATGTCGAGGAGGAAAAATTCATCGCTAAGTCGGCAGCAAGTGCGTGGGCTCGTGAACAACAAGCCGCGCGGGAAGCTGACTTCGAACACCAACGGACATTGGCGCTCTCTGGTTTGGCTTGGTCGGACTCGAAAGATGACTACGGAGACCTTCCCCGTTGGGAAGCCAACTGGATTATACCTAAATCCGTGGAAGAAGTTGTGGGACTTGTGGCTAATCCAGTCGCAAATTTTACAGCGGCCCTCAGCAATGGGGGCAACAGTTTTTTAAATGGGACGTCGACAGCGACGAAACAATCGGAAAGGACAACGTCAAGCACGTCGGACATTTCGACATCTTCAACCCCGGAGGCAAAGGAAACACCGGTCGCCCCTCGAAAGAAGAAGTCGAACAAGAAGAAGCGCTCAAAAATTGGCAATGGCCCAACGGCGGAATCGAAGCCGTCAGAAGTTCTTTTAGAATCCACACCCGTGGACTCAGAGAAGGAACCTGGCAACCCGGCGAAGACTGTAAACAATGGATCAAAACCCAAATCTTGGACTCAGGCCTTTACCCAAAGACTCAAAGCCCACCTTGGTACCGGTCTTGGATTCGACGAAGCGGAGAAACTGGCGAAAACGGAGGCGACAGAGATGTTCCCCCGCTCACAGCCGAAGACTTCAACGGAGTCCGAGACATTGTCGAAGATAACATCGTGAAGGACAGCCATTTTGGCTATCCCTGGTGTAAACTAGGCAAGGACAATGGTGCGGTTATGACTGGTTATGGCAATTTGATTTGGGACGAAATAGCGAAAAGGTTCAACAAAATGTTGGAGCTTGGCGATAAACTTTTCGAACTGGAACCGGAAGAACTCGTAAAACTCGGAATCTTTGATACCGTTAAAGTTTTTATCAAGAAAGAACCTCACAGCTTAAAGAAAATCAACAATGGAAAGTTGCGAATCATCGCATCTGTATCTCTAGTTGATCAAATTGTGACACGGCTTCTTTGTATGAGACAAAACAAAGCGGAAATTAAACTCTGGGAAAGTTGTCCATCAGCCCCTGGCATGGGACTGACAGATGACGGGTTCAGGATTATCTGGGAAACAGCAGAAAGGTTTTCGAAAGCCGGCACTGTCTGTGAGACTGATGTCTCCGGATGGGACTGGTCCATGCAACAATGGGAACTGGACTTGGATGCCTCAGTACGTGCAGACTTGATGGGAGTTAAGGAGGATTCTTTAATCTCTTTCTTCTTGAAGGCGCACGCGTACTGTGTGGGACATTCTGTCTTTGCTTTACCGGACGGCGAGCTTCTAGCTCAAACTATACCTGGAGGACAACTATCAGGCGATTACAACACATCGTCGACAAATAGCCGAGGACGCATTTTTGCGTCAATGGCTGCTCGTTGGCGTGCTGGTTATCGCAGTTGGACTGGGCAAATGTTGGCACAGAAGTTTCCCCGTCTTGGGATAAAGGCAATGGGAGATGACTCTTTCGAAATTTGGTTCAGGGAATTGGTTCAATACTTGGAGGAAATTGGGCACTCGATCAAAATGTGCGTTCAGAGACCCAATCTTGAGAACTTCGAATTTTGTTCTCAAGTTTTCGTGGAATCAGGGGTGGCTTACCCCGTAGATTACTCCAAAACTTTGTTCAGATTCTTGAGTCACAATCCCGCGGATCCAAGGTATCCGGAATACAGAGCTCAACTGCTCTATTATTTTAGACATCTGCCGGAACCTAAATTGGCGGGAATTAGAAGACTAGCGGACGCTCGTGTTGAGCGGGCGCATACGCTAGCGGGCGGTGCATAGGCAATTATTAAGTACAATCATTAACTAGAGTTATCATGGTTAAAACCAGGAAGAACGGAAATGGAAAACGGAACAATAAAACACCAGCTCGGAGAAACCAAACTCCTCAAATAGGTATGCAAGTAGCAAATGTTTATCATTTCAGAAGATGGATACCGTGTACTACGAGACCAAGTGTGGCGGCGAATCAAAACGTCTACCACCTTACGATCAATATCACGAGTGCTCATTTTCCTGAACTTGCGGGGCCGATGGCGGCTTATGATAATTACACAATTCACTCACTAGGAGCGAAAATGATGAGTGGCGTGACGACTATGAATGGTCAACACACTATTCTCGTTAAACCGTACCAGACAATGTCCCTTGCTGGTTTTCCAGCCACGCCAAACTTTGTTTACGCGAAGAAGAATGGAGCGAAGATCGTCAAAGTAACAAACCAAACCAATGCCCCTCCGGCAGCGGATCCGGTTAAGACTATGTTGTCGACTTCATTAAATTCACTTGGTAATGTCTGTTGGATCTTTGAAGGACCTGGTGACGCGAGTGCGAGAACTTATTTAGGTGAGTTCCAAGTATACGTGGATTGTGTTTTCCATGGTGCCAAATAGGCCTTCGTGTGTCTGCGTAAATAACACGAACATATAGTTCAAACCCACTTCGGTGGATAGAGATTAATTCAATAGTAGTCATCTCTTCTTGTTTGGAGACTCTGTGAGGGCCAGTCCTGGTCCAGAAATGCCCTTGTGGTATATTGGGCCGAAGCGTGCTCAGCACGAAGGATAGGGCTTCTTTTGAAGGCTTGTTGTTTGTGGTGATGCGATTTGTACCTTAGGCGAGATTTTGAAATACCCGGGGGTTCATCAGCGGTTTTCCTAGGATAATGCGCAGTGGAGCTTTGGCAAGCTTCGGCGAAATCCAGATCCTTTGAGCTGAAGGTCCATCAAATTGTCCAAGCGATGAGTTGATGAGTTGTACTCCTTTTGGTTGAGTACGTGGG